CTAACAGTAACAGTAATCACAATCATTGGTATATGGTGCGTGATACGTTGGGACTCGAATTAAAGCCGTGGAAAAATTATGGTGATCATATTTTAATATGCTTGCAGCGTGACAACGGCTGGAATGCCAAAGGATTTGACCAAATAGCTTGGCTACAAAAAACATTAAAAATTATACGCAGTCAAGATAGCACTACTATTAAAATACGTCCGCATCCTGGTACTATGGACAAACCATGGGCACAATTAATCGGCCAACATCAACGTGTTGAAATTGTTGACAGTACCAAACGCACACTTCAACAAGATGTTAAGGGTGCAAAGGCCGCAGTATTTTACAACAGCTCGAGCAGTGTGTTAAGTGTATTAGAGGGTGTGCCAACATTTGTCAGTGAAGAAAGTGCAGTAACTTGGGACGTTGCAAATCATAATACTAGAGATATTGTTAGTCCTCAAATGCCCAATAGAGAACAGTGGTTGAATAATTTATGTCAAGCACATTGGACTGTTGCACAAAGCCGAAATGGCGAAATATATCGACACTTTGAACCGCACTTACCAGCCTAGTATACAGTCGTTTTTTACATTAGCTAGTTGAACCATTCCCCAGCTTTTCAGTAATTCGACACTGCTATATTGTGTTTCTTTGGTTATGCCTGTGTCCTTGTGTAGTTTTTGTTCAACTACAATTACTGGACGATGTTTTTTAATAGTTTGTTCTGCGCCTTGTAGTATGGATAGTTCATAGCCTTCGCAATCAATTTTAATATAATCAACAGCATCAAATTCTAAACTATCCAACTTGTGCATGTCAATTGATCCGCTGCCAATTGTATTGTTGTCAACATGACTGTGGCCGGTATTACCATTAGTAACAACCATATCGATAGTTGTATCTTCTGGTCCCAATGCATAAGGACGAATGTCTATATTATTGTTAGCAACATTTTTAATTAAACAATCACGAAAGTCGCTCACTGGCTCAAATGCAATAACTTGTGCAAAATGCAGTGTAAGATCTCTGCTCCACAAGCCGATGTTTGCTCCAATATCGAGTGCAACATTTTTTTGCTTTACATATCGTAAGCTTTTATGGCGCACAGGTTCTTGATACACTGGCTCAAAACCTTTGCGTATATTTTTATCCAGCATTTCTACAAAATGTGTGTCTTGATCTGGAAACCACCAGCTATGTTTCTCATACATTTAAAATCTTCTTCCAGTATGGATGGTCGCTGTGCAGTCTAACTTCTTTCGCTTTACTGTGCCCACGTTGCTTGCGATCACCTTTCATGTGATCTAGATACATTCCTAGCTTGCTGTTAATAAACGGGTGTCCTGCCAGTCCTTTGGTGTCAGGTTCGGGATTGAGATCATAAAAGCTTGCACCTTTGTTATCTCGGTAATGTTTTCTCTGCACATCAAACAAGTAACTGTCGTGCCATTCACGTTCATTAAACATGGTGTCGTTGATGTACATTCCGGCAAAGTCGTTAACAAACTCGATACCCAATGGATGTCGGCGATTGTATCCTACCCATCCGCATTCGCTGTGATATCGATCAGTGCGCCCTAAGTGTGTTGCAATGTAATTGTCCGGGCTAATGCTGTCTAAAAATTCAACCGACAGCGGGCTATGGGTGTGGCTGTCTGCGTCTAACCAAATAATCCAATCGCTGTCAACATTGTTTACTGCGTGGTGCACTGCAAATACTTTGTAACAAAATCTCACACCTTGCCATTTAAATTGCTTGCGTTCACTCCATTCGTCTTGATTGTGCGGTCCAAGACCGCCATGTGCTTCAGCGTTATCTTTGTGTCTATCTACAAAACTGTTGCATTCGCTACTAACATTAAACAAGTCAATGCAACGTACATTTTTTTTGGTTATTGTAGGTGTACAGTTTTCTGTATAAACAATTAAGTCGACGTTGTTAGGCCAATGTTGTTCAAATGATTCAATCATCCGTTGGCCGTATAATTTCAAGCCCGCCTGATGAAATGTGGTAACTACTGTATAACGTTTCATATGAGTATTTATAGACATGATCAGTAACCTAGCATATTATCCAGAACAGTGTGCACTCAACAGTACTCCGGTAATAAAAGCATTTCTTGACAGTTGTAGAACAGCAGGTATAACACTAGTTGAAAACAGCCTAGATTGTGATGCTGTAGTTATATGGAGTGTGCTATGGCACGGACGGATGGCGAAGAACAAAGAAGTGTACGAGCATTACCGCAGCCAAAACAAGCCAGTCATCATAATTGATGTTGGTGCACTTGATCGAGAAGTAACCTGGAAGATAGCAGTTAACAATATTAATGCCACTGGTTACTACGGACACCAGCAAGATCTAGACTGGGACAGACCAGGAGATCTTGGACTGGAATTAGGCGAGTTAGCACACAAGCGCGAAAGTATATTACTAACACTACAGCATCGTAAAAGTTTGCAATGGCAATACATGCCTGATCTAGCAACATGGACACGAGACACTATTGCTAACATACGACTACATACAGACAGACCAATAGTTGTTAGACCGCATCCGCGTAGTCCTGCATTTATTCCTCCGCATCGATTTGGCCTGGAAAACTTTGTTAATTGTACACTAGAAAAACCAATGCGTATTGATGACACATACGACAAGTATGACATTGATTATGGGTATCATGCAGTAGTGAATTATTGCAGCAGCCCGGGCATTAACGCAGCAATAAGCGGCGCAACTGTAATAACCGATTCGAGCAGCCTTGCGCACCCAGTAAGTACACATGTTGAGCAAATTGACAACCCTACTGCAATGAACAGAGAACAGTGGTTTGTAGAAATATGCCACACCGAATATACTGTACAAGAAATAGAACGAGGCGAATGGCTAAAAAGATTAAAAGACTTACTGGAGTAGATGGTGTTATAGATTGTGCGTGTTTAATACACGATACGCTGTATGACTGGTCATATGTGGATAAACTTTATCGAAGTTTATGTCGAAATCTTACTCCTAAAGTTAGAATGCATGTGTACACAGAAAGCACACGTGATGTGCCGTTGCCTTATATTAAGCATGCACTAGAAGAATGGGACGGTGTCCGCGGTCCTAAAAAAAGTTGGTGGTATAAAGTACAATTGTTTAATCCAGCACATCACACAGGATCAATGTTGTACTTTGATTTAGACACAGTCGTTGTGGGCAATATTGATTGGTTATGGCAAGTACCATCAAATAGATTTTGGGCAGCACGAGATTTTAAATATCTAATGAAACAGAGCAAGTTTACAATTAATAGTAGTGTAATGTGGTTTGACCCAGAAGTGTACAAAACAGTGTATACAGAGTTTGATGTAAAAGATGTAACGAACAACCCACGATGCCCCTGGCCTGGCGACCAAGACTACATATACGAAAAAGTAAAGGAATCTGTTAGCTTTTACAGCACAGCTCAAATACTCAGTTATCGTTGGCAAGTATCTCAGGGCGGATATGATTTCCGTTTTAGGAAACACAAAGACCCCGGCGCTGCTAGTGTAATACCTCCAGAAGCAAGTATATTAGTATTTCACGGAAGCCCAAACCCACACGAAGTTAAAGATAATATAATAGATCAACATTGGTGCTAAATAAAAATAGTGACACTGAAAGCGGGCGCAGTTGCACAGTGCTAAAATTTTCCGGGTTGTGCTACGCTGCGGCGGCCACCTAACACTGCGGTGATAATATACAAATATAGGAAATAACCATGACTTTAAGAACAATAAAACTAGCTGGCACACAAACAAGTGATGCGAGTATGACTATCCTCTGGGACGGTGCAGAAGTAGTAACCGGTACAGTTACGCCAACTGCTGCTGATGCAGATGGTGCTACAATTATTGCATCATGGACATACGAAGATGGCGGCGCAACAGAAATCACTGAGCATACATTAAGTATAACTATTGATTCGGGCTCTACGTGTACTGGACCATTATGGTTTAGTGCAGAAGGTATACACAGCGACGACTTGACACTAGGCGCACCAGCAATTAGTGAAGATAGTAGTTATGCTGGCGCAGGCTATTGGGTCCCAGGCGCAACTGGACCATTCGGCGATGATGACAATCTAGCAACAGCATCATTTGATCGTTCAAATATTTTAATTAATGGCGTTGCCCCGGTGCTAGAAGCAGATCAGACTACTTCTGGCACAGCCGATGCACCGACATGGCTCGGTTGGTTCTTCTTTATGGGCGCAGGTGATACTATGACTTGCACTGCAAGAGCTCCAGCGAAATGGGTTTCTCAGACATAATTCGCAACACGAAATATAATAACGTTAAAAGCATTCCTTGTGGGTGCTTTTTTCTTGACAACAGTAATCTTCTATGCTAATATTATATACAGGCACCGAGTCGGAGAACTGAATTATGTCAGAAGATTCAACATTTAGAATATTTTGCCGTCACATGTGGCAAGAACACAAAGAAGAGATCTTTATGTGGACTAACCAGTTAATTGAATATGACGATCAATATTACTTTAATAAACACAAATGGATGCTTAAAAGAATGTTCAAGGAGCAACGTAATGCAAATTGAAAACCTAACAAAGCAGCAAGTACAATTACTAGATAAAATCTGGAGCATTGAAAAAGAAAGTGAACTATCGGCATGGATGGATACGTTGCCACCACACTTGCAAGATGAAGTTGTTGTACTAGTTGAGATAAGTATACTCGATGTCATCGATACACTAGTTGATAATATGAACATATACACCGATGCATTTAGTATGATCATGAAATGTAAGTAACAAATGACTGATTTTAATTTAGAATGGCTAGAACAAAATTTTGCAGAAAAAAATGCTGTAATCTATAATGTTGGATGTGCTGACTTAACAGACGATTCGTTGAGGTTCCAGGTATGTGTCCCTCACGGTAAAGTCTTTTCTTTTGATTGTGCTGACAATTGGAAAGAATCAAATTACAATAAATCAAAAAATTATAATCTGCACTATTTGCATAAAGCAGTTTCGTTCAATGATAAAAAAAGAACTTTTGTTAACGGGTCCATGGAATATAACGGAAGTCTATCAAATATTACTGAGTTGGAAAAACACAAAGACTGGGCTGAACAAATAGAAGTAGATGTTATTTCAATTAATACTTTCTGTGAATCAAATCCGCCACCGGATGTGTTGCATATTGATGCAGAATTTGAAGAATATAATATTTTAAAAAATATTTTACCTCAAAACATGCCAAGCGTTATTTGGATAGAAAATCAAGAATATTACAATGATGAAGACTCAAATATGAGTGTTCCTTATGCAGCATTGAGGGATTTGTTAATCCAGCAAGACTATGCTTGCTTAACGTTCAGCGGCGATAGTTTGTTTACACACAACAAAAGTGAATTTACTAAGTACGTTGACATAACACATGATGTAGATCACTGGACAGAGCATGAAAAAAAGATTCAAACAGCTATATGGATTTTAAGATATAACCTCTGTAAAGACGATAGTTGGCCTTCTGTAACAGCCTTGGAAGATTTTGATTTATTGCCAGAACACATTCAAGTTACCTGCGATTCTTCCTTTAATCTTCGCCCAGACGCACGTTTTTATAGTTGACTTTTAGTTACTATGTGCTACAAATGTATATAACAATTAGGAAATGATATGAAAGATAAAATTATTCTAAGCGATCCTGCTGATCAAGCCATCCTTGACGAGTATATTAGGAAAGGCGGAAAAGTTACTGTGTGCGAACCTGGTTTACGTACTCCAGATTTACCAGTCGGTCAATGGCGCCGCAAAGCCGGACGTCCAAAGGCAAAGCCAGGACCTAAAGGTAAAAAATGAATGGACACTGAAGTAATCACTGGGATTATTGCTGATCAGATGTTTGATGTTCTAGCATCACAATCGGTACTAGAACTAGGACCGTTTAACGGTTGGTTTACTAAACAGATATTAAATTACACTGATCGTGTTACTTGTGTAGAATTCAATGATGGTGCTTGCGATACTATTAGTGATACATTTAGAGATTCTGTTACAGTAGTTAACGAAGACTTTCATGCATATGTTAAGACTGCTAAACAGTTTGATGCAGTAGTTGTATACGGAGTGTTATATCATTCCTGTGCCCCACTTATGGTACTAGAAGATATTGCTAACCAAATTTCTCCAAAGTATATACTATTAGAAAGTCATCATCATGATCCAGAATATCCACACAATGTAAAAGTAAATATGGAAATTCCTAATTTACCCGGAGAACGATATGCTGACTCGAAAACTTGTGGTATCAGTTTAAGTTTAAGCAAAACCGTAATGGAACTAGCAGTAAACAATCTTGGATACATAAAACAACGAGAATTCAACTTAGCTGATTCTTTTAGATTTCATAGCAACCAGTCGCCATTTGCTAAATCCAAAGAATCATCAATTTATCTGTTATTTGAGAAAGCATGATAATAAAGGTTGACACTATAGTAAAGATGTCTTATACTATACATATAAGCTAAAAAAGCAAACACTATAGGAGCTAGACATGCGTAACACAAAAGCAAAAGTTGACAACACAATTAAATTTGAATCTGATGAAGCAGTAATGCAGCGTATTGAAACACGCTTTGCTATCTTGCATGACATGACCAAAGCAGTTATTGCCGGTGATGTCCGTGCAATGATCGTAACTGGACCTCCAGGCGTTGGTAAGAGCTTTGGCGTTGAAAAAGAACTTGATAAGAGTTCAATGATGGATGCAATTGCTGGTCGTAGCATCAAGTACGAAGTAGTTAAAGGTGCAATGACTGCACTAGGGTTATATGCTAAATTGTACGAGCATGCAGACCGAAACCATGTATTAGTATTTGATGACTGCGATAGTGTACTCATGGACGAGCTTAGCCTCAACATCTTAAAAGCCGCATTGGATAGCGGTAAGAAGCGTGTGCTGCACTGGAATGCCGATAGTGCAAAACTTCGTGCCGAAGGTATTCCAAACAAGTTTGAGTTTAAAGGCGGCGTTATCTTTATTACTAATGTTAAGTTTGAGAACATTCGCAGCAAGAAGATGCAAGATCACCTTGAGGCATTACAAAGTCGCTGCCACTACCTGGATCTTACACTAGATACAATGCGCGACCGGTTCTTGCGTATTAAACAAATTTGTAACACTGGTGAACTATTCCGTGGCTATAATCTTAGCAACACCCAAGAAGTTGAAATACTTGAGTTTATGAATGAAAAGAAAGAATCACTGCGCGAAATGAGTTTGCGTATGGCGCTAAAGATAGCAGACCTCACAAAAGTTTCTCCTAACTGGAAAGCACTTGCTGAGAATACGGTTATGCGTCGGAGGTAAAACAGATCGGATTATTAAACAGTATAGCTCCTGTACGATCTGTTAAACTTGGCGGGCGGTATTTAATTGTACTGCCCGTCCTTTTTGCATGGTAACTAAAAGTATGATACACGTTACATGGCCAATGGGCTGCTACGGTAGTTATGTTATGCAATCAATTTATGCATACAGTAACCTTGGCAATGCATCACATCTAGATATTCATCACAACGGAAGTAGCCATAATTTTCGCAGTAGTGTTGAGCAAAAAAAGTATTTTATTTACAGTCACGATTCGAGCATTAATGCAGACATTTGCATTCAAAGTTTAGATGATCATAAGCTAGATTATATGAACAATCAATTAGTCAAACAAGACCACAGCAACATTTACCTAAGTATTCAGCAGAGCTTTCCTGGCGAATGGAACAGTAAGTTTACTAATTGGCCTGTAAATGCTAGATGGGCGCTAAGGGAGTGGATAAGTTTTTGGATAATGGATAATATGCAGTCTGCATACCAATATAAAGCACATGCACATATAACAACAGGCGACTTGTTTAATACAGATATTAATGTATTTCCTAAGTTAATTAGCCGTTTAGGGTTGACTGTCACTGCCAGTGATGCTATAATGAAATACAATCAACAACAGTGGATAGCGAAACAACGCTATCACAATTCACAAAATAAATGCAATGCTTGGATACATGATATATTACACTTTGTTGACACACCTACACCGTGTAATACAATACTTGATGAAGCATATGTACAGTACTGTTTACGTGACTGCGGGTATGAAATTCGTTGCGACGGACTTAATATTTTTCCAGCAACCAGTAATGAGCTTAGAGAACTGATATATGAGAACAGCGACACTGATAATTAACGACGAGGTCAACTTGAAGATAACTGGACTAGAACTAGATGTTCGTAAAAAGCTAGTTAAAACTTTTAAGTATGATGTTCCTCATGCAAGGTACTTGCCAGCAGTTCGTCTTGGACGCTGGGACGGTAAAGTTGCATATTTTCAAATGGGAGGTAGTACATACTTAAACTTACTACCTGACATTATTCCTATTCTCGAAGACTTTAACTACGATATCAAAGTGCAAGATAATAGAGAATATCGGACTACGTTTGAGTTTGCTCCAGTTACTGAAGAATCGTATGCCGATATACTTTGGCCAAAGAACCACCCAGCAGCGGGACTGCCAGTTAAACTGCGTGATTACCAAGTTGAAATTGTAAATAGCTTTTTAAAAAGCCCACAGTCTATACAAGAAATTGCAACTGGTGCAGGCAAAACTATTATGACTGCTGCACTAAGTGAACGTGTTGAAAATTACGGACGTAGTATTGTTATTGTACCAAACAAAAGTCTAGTAACACAAACCGAAGCAGACTACGCAAACATGCAATTAGATGTAGGTGTGTTCTACGGCGACAGGAAAGAGTTTGGACATAAACATACAATTTGCACATGGCAAAGCTTAAATGTGCTACTAAAGAATACCAAGAATCACACTGTAGATATTACAATTCACGAATTCTTAGAGGACGTTGTGGCTGTTATTGTTGACGAGGTACACATGGCAAAAGCAGACGCATTAAAAGCATTGCTAACTGGTGTAATGAGTAAGATACCATTGCGTTGGGGGCTAACAGGTACAATCCCCAAGGAGCAATTTGAATTCCAAGCTATACACTGTAGCCTAGGACCGGTAATCAACCAACTTAGTGCTAGCAGTCTACAAGAAAAAGGCGTCCTTGCTAACTGCTATGTAAATGTTGTGCAGTTAGTAGACAACGCAGAGTTTTCAAATTACCAAAGTGAACTAAAGTATCTTTTTGAAGACAAAGGCAGGCTAGATACTATTGCTAATATGGTTTCTGAAGTAAACAAAACTGGCAACACGCTAGTATTGGTTGATCGTATTAGTGCAGGTACTGAGCTATTGAACCGATTAGGTGACAACGCTGTGTTCGTAAGTGGCTCAACTAAAGCAAAAGCCCGACAAGATGAATATGATGAAATTGCTACATCAACTGGTAAGATTATTATTGCAACGTACGGTGTTGCAGCCGTAGGCATTAATCTACCACGTATTTTTAATCTTGTATTATTAGAGCCAGGGAAAAGTTTTGTACGGGTTATCCAGAGTATTGGTCGCGGTATTCGAAAAGCAGAAGACAAGGACCATGTTCAAATTTGGGATGTAACCAGCACTTGTAAATTTGCTAAACGCCACTTAACCAAACGAAAAGTATTTTACAAAGAAGCAAACTACCCATTTACTGTAGAAAAATTGAAGTGGAACGAGTAATAAATGAAATATGTATCAATAGCATTCCTGCCTGGCGCTGCCGGTAACTTTTTTTCTAGGTGCTTAAATCTACTAGATAATGCACATTGTTTTGTGCCGCCGGGTGCAGGGTTAACAATAGATGACAAGCTCGAAATCCTGGGATATACCAAAGTCATTGACAAGGACTTTGGTGAACGCAATTGGCTAGATTTTGAATTTTCTCTAGAGCATATAAAGCATAGACTCAGCTTGCCGTCAGACGCCCTATACATTGTACCCGGTCATCCAATGACTACTACCCACACACACGCGAACCTTTATGACCTAGCTGGTGATGATGATGAAGTTTACAACTTTTACATAGACACAGGCAATCATTTTGAATGGGCTTATATAAACGCACTATACAAAGATAGTTTTCTGCGGCCAGATTGGTTTCTAAATGGTCAAGTAATGCTTCAAGATCCAAATATGTATAAAATTCAGTTGAGCAACTTCTTGGGAGATTGGGGAGATTTTAAAACAGAGTTTACAAAAACATGCACTATACTTGGACATGCACTAAGTGTAGATGAGCTACGTGCAGTAGAGACGTTGCACAAGCAATGGAAGCAAACAATACTCGAGTACAAAGACATGGACTCTTTTAAAAAACTACTAGGATTTATTCGGAATGATTGACAATGTTAATAACATCGTGTATGCTAGTAACGTAAAAGAGAAGTTAGTATGTAATGTATAAAAATAACAAAATTTGTGTAGCAGGATGTAGCCATATTTTTGGAACTGACTTGCTTGATTGTGATGATTGTAGTCCTAGCCAAAGTGTATGGCCAAATCATATATTCTCACCAGGTGACATAGATAACATTGCACATGCCGGGGCAAGTTGCAAAACCACACAACGAAGATTGATGATATACCTATCACAATATACACCAGATGCTGTTATTATACAATGGCCAAATTTGCTTAGGTGGGAAATACTTGACAATGATTTTCTTTGGTGCGGCAAAGACTTTCCTTACCAAAGCAACAAAGAATTTGAATTTTACTCTTACAACAACACAGCCGACAGCAAGTATAAAAATCTAATTGTAACATTGAGTGACGAAGAAGTAGTAAAAACGAACTTAGAAGCTATTGTTAGTGTCAATGAATACTTAAAAAATGTAAACATACCATATGTAAACTTATTTGCTGACGCTATGCCAGATATCGAGTGGCCAGAATACTATTATGTAGAAAACGTAACCGAGCCAAAGACTTTTTGGTCTTCTATTTATAAATCAGCATTGGAAAGTTTTGGGCTACAATATTTACAATTGCCGCAAACAGATATTGTAGTACATCAAGCTGATACAGCACAAGGTGATCCATACATCAGACTATTGCACACAATGATCAACAACTATCCAGTGTTGGACTTTGATGGTTTAAGCTGGTTAGAATGGTGCAATAAACACAAGTTTTCTCGCTTTATTAAAAAAGCAGGTAAGCATAAAACCGCAGTAGGACACTATACAGAAGTAGCACATCAAGAAGCGGCTACACTACTAACAACAAAAATAGCTCAACTACTTAATATTAACAAATAGGGAATGTAAATAAGATCATGAGAATATTAACACTAGACAACACTGTATTTGAGTTGGATACATTACCCGAAGAAATCGACGATATGCGATTTGCAATCTTTGACAACAGTGATCCGACAAACGCAGATCACTTTTACATTCCGTTGATTTTCTTAGAAACTTTCAACAGTCCAGCGTTAGTGCTTAAAATTAATAATATTATTATGAAAATGCCAATTGACTGGCAAGTATTAATTGGAGAGCCAGAGGTAGGTGACTTAGAAATGCTAGCACTTACTAGTATCAATGATAGAGGATTTAAAGTCTTTGAACTTAACCCGTTAAGTAGTTTTGCTCCTACATATTTAGATATTGAAATTGTTGATGTATATCAAGATGTAACTTGGTATGTTCCAAAGTTGAAAAACGGGCAGATGTTAGCAGTTCCAATTGACGATGGCCATAATCCACGATGTATCTATTTTGTTAAAGACATCTCTAGGAATTGTGAAATTGTTGACATCACGCAGGCATTCTAATTGGAGAAAACGTAATGAGCGATAAGCTCAACATAGCAAATGAAATGCGTTGCTTTGACAGCAAAGATCGAACCTTCTACGACAGTCTGACAGATGAAGAACGCAAAAAGTTTTCAAACTATTTGATGATACGCTGGGGAAGCAGTGTGCAAGGAAGTAGCGAGCTACAAGAATATTACTTGATATCCTGCAACGAGCGCTTTAACAAGCATTTCTTTGATATTAACAAGCATCCAAAGCTACAGTGGTTGTGTGCTACAGCCGTTAGTCCAGGTATGGGTACTTTTAAGCATCAATGGATAGCGCCCAAGAAAAAAGAAAAAGGCAATAACATAGCAAAGAAGACGCTAATGGAGTTGTATCCTGCAATGAAAGCAGATGAAGTTGACTTACTAAGTAAGTTAGTAACCAATGCAGAACTAAAGGAATATATGCGTGACAGTGGCAACGCAGATAAAAAATGAAGTCTACATATGCAAGTACTGCAACCGTGAATTTAAGCGAGAAAATAGTCTAGCTGTTCATCTTTGCGAAGCTAAAAAGAGATTTCAGGAAGAAAAAGAACAAGGAGTACAGATAGGTTTACAAGCCTATTTGCGTTTCTATGAAATGACACAAGGCAGTTCCAAATCAAAAACGTTTGCTGATTTTGCTAAATCTCCGTATTACAAAGCATTTGTAAAATGGGGACGGCATTGTCAAGGAATTAATGCCATTAACGTGCCTAAGTTTTTGATTTGGTTACTAAAGAATAACAAAAAGCTAGATCATTGGTGCAAGGAAACGGTATACGATGAGTATTTGCAGCAATATATTAAGCAAGAGGCATTACAGGATGCACTTGAGCGCGGTATTGAATATAGCATGAAGTGGAGTGAAAAAACTGGTAATCCAGCAAACGATTTTTTACGCTACGGAAATGAAAATGCTGTGGCATTTGCAATATCAACAGGCCGCATTAGTCCTTGGTTATTGTTCAACAGCAAATCGGGCCAAGCTTATCTCGAAAACATGAATGCAGATCAAATTAAAATA